CTGCCGGTGTTGAAATCAAAGACCGTTCTTTTATTTGAGAGCAGTGGACTAGCTAGGGAAATCTTCCTAGGCAATGAAAGCTGTTCCATTGGACATTGGTCACTAGAAGACTGGCGAATAGATTTAGTAGCCAATAGGAACGAGAGATACATTTCCAGACAGAAAAACATGTTAGCCATTAAAGCGTGGTGTGATATGCACGATGTAACTCTACATGTCGTGGACACTGCCGCCAGAAATAGAATTGGCAATTCTACATATGATAAGTATAAACACGAACCAAAATGTGTGGGAAGAGACTTGATGCATCCAGGCAAGCATTTCCATGAGGCAGTCATGCAGGAATTTAAACAGATTATTGGGGTTAGTAAATAATGGCGAAGAAAGAATACTTGGGGTTACAGATTGACCTCTCAAGGGATGAATTATTTGATAAGTTAGGTCTACAGCGACTCTCAGAATCATACATGCGTGATGATGAGACTTCACCACAAGAAAGATTCGCACACGTTAGTCATGCATTTGGATCTAATCCAGAGCATTCCCAACGTCTATATGACTACTCCAGTAAACATTGGTTGTCTTACTCTACTCCCATTCTTTCTTATGGTCGAAGTAAGCGCGGCATGCCAATTTCATGTTTTCTAAATTACATTAACGACACCGCGGAGGGATTAGTTGAAAACTTATCTGAAACAAATTGGCTATCTATGCTTGGTGGTGGTGTCGGTATTGGTTTTGGGATCCGCTCCACTGATGATAAGTCTGTTGGTGTTATGCCTCATCTCAAAACCTACGACAGTTCATCACTTGCTTACCGTCAAGGTAGAACCAGACGTGGATCATACGCGGCATATTTAGATATCTCACATCCAGACATTACTATGTTCCTCGACATGCGGAAGCCGACTGGCGATCAGAACATGCGGTGCCTAAATCTACATCACGGTGTGAATATCCCAGATCGTTTTATGGAGATTATTGAGCGATGTATGGTAGATCCCACTGTGGATGATGGTTGGAACCTATGTGATCCACACACTGGAGAGATCAAGGAGACTGTTTCCGCTAAAGAGTTGTGGCAGAAGATACTAGAAATGCGAATGGAGACTGGAGAGCCTTACATGCATTTCATTGACACGAGCAACCGTGGACTGCCGCAGTTTCAGAAAGATTTAGGGCTGAAGATACACCAATCCAATTTATGCTCAGAAATAATACTACCTACTAGCAAAGACCGAACTGCTGTATGTTGTCTGTCCTCTGTTAACTTAGAGTACTATGATGCATGGTCAAAGGATAATAATTTCTTAAAAGATGTTGCAGAGATGCTAGATAATGTGTTACAATACTTTATTGATAACGCACCCGATTCAGTTAGTCGGGCTAAATTCTCAGCAACACAAGAAAGAAGTATTGGTATCGGAGCCCTCGGTTACCACGCATATTTACAGAAAAAGGGAATTCCATTTGAGGGCGCTATAGCTAAAGGCACAAACATGAGAATGTTTAGGCTGATAAGGAGCAAACTAGATGAAGCAAACTTGGGACTTGGTAAAGAGCGAGGCGAAGCAATCGATGCACGTGGGACGGGAAGACGGTTTAGTCATGTTATGGCTATTGCTCCTAACGCAAGTAGCAGTATCATTATGGGCAACACTAGCCCTTCCATTGAGCCATATCGTGCAAACGCATATCGTCAAGACACACTTAGCGGTGCGTATCTCAACAAAAATAAGCATTTGGATGTCCTTCTCAAGAGTAAAATTGAGAGTGATCCGAAACTCGATTATGATGAGATTTGGTCGTCAATAATTGCAAACGATGGGTCAGTTCAGCACTTGAAATGCCTTGAAGATTATGAGAAACTTATCTTTAAGACAGCAATGGAAATTGACATGCGATGGGTTATAGAACACGCCGCAGATAGGCAGAAGTTCATAGATCAAGCACAGTCGCTCAATCTGTTCTTCCGTCCAGATGTTAATATCAAGTATTTACATGCGGCACATTACCTAGCATGGAAGCAAGGTCTGAAGACATTATACTACTGTCGCTCAGAGAAACTGGGTAAAGCAGATAAGGTTTCCAATAGAATAGAGCGCCAGATTATCAAAGAGTTAGATATGACAGCACTTGTTAATGACGATGAATGTTTGGCGTGTGAAGGGTGATGGTGAGTGGTGTCTTTTCTGTAAGCAGATACATTCCCAGAGACAAAAAGATAGGTGTACTTGTCTCTGGTGGATGGGATAGCGCAGTCTTATGGTGTATGGCTAAGAGAATATGCATTGAACGTGGGCAAGAATGTGTTCCGTTCACAGTACCCAAGATAGACGGGGCTGAACATTATGCAAACTTAGTGCTAGAGTCAGTCAACAGATGGCTGAGAATATCACCAGTGAAAACGACTATCGTTGGTAAAATAGACAGCGAGAATCCTTCTGATTATGTGACATCTGGTGCATGGGAAATATTGGAGACAGGGAAAGCAGAATACTTACTTAATGCTAAGAATGCGTATCCACCAAACATGCAAGAGATGTTGCCTGATTTCCCATTACCAAATGATAGATACGAAACACCAGAAGAACACAAGCAGTACGTTGGTCATCCTTTCGCCACTTGGACAAAGGCACAGACCATAGAGTTAGCATTTCAGATTGGAATCGCTAATATAATAATGCCCATAACGCATAGTTGCACTGAACAGAACAGAGGAAGATGTAATAACTGTTGGTGGTGCAAAGAGCGTGAATGGGGATTCAACCAAATAAAAAAAATCGATACGGGAGAAAACTAGTGACTGAAGTAGTAATTAAATCGAGAAGTGATTGTCAATTTTGTGATGATGCAAAATCATTCTTGGTAGGTATGGAGATAGAGTTCACGGAAGAAACTCAAGACACTGGTACAGTTCCACAGATCATCGTAGACGGTGCAAATATAGGTGGCTATCAAGATTTGGTAGCTTTATCATCATCTTCCGAATGGAATAACTATTTTAAGGTCGCTTAATAAATGTCACCGAAAAAGAAACTGACTCTACAAGACGAAAGAGATTGCTTTAAGCCGTTTAATTATCCATGGGCATATAACGCATGGCTCGCACATGAGCAAAGCCACTGGTTACACACCGAAGTACCCATGAACGAAGATGTCAAAGATTGGAATGACCGCTGTACTGATGCGGAGAAAGCATTCTTGACGAACATCTTTCGATTCTTTACGCAGGGAGATATTGATGTAGCAGGTGGGTATGTTAACAATTACCTACCACACTTTCCTCAGCCAGAAGTTCGTATGATGCTGATGGGATTTGCGGCTAGGGAAGCATTGCATGTTGCGGCTTACTCTCACCTCATTGAGACTCTTGGTATGCCTGAGTCAACGTACAATGAGTTTCTAGAGTATGAAGCTATGAAAGACAAGCATGAATATTTCATGGATATGTCTAATGCTAATGTAGACAAGAAGACGTTGGCAACGAACATAGCCGCGTTCTCCGCGTTTACTGAAGGAATGCAGTTGTTCTCCTCATTCATTATGCTACTGAACTTCCCACGACATGGTAAGATGAAGGGCATGGGGCAGATTGTTACTTGGTCAATTGTTGATGAGACAATGCATGCCGAGTCTATGATTAGATTGTTCCGTGAGTATATTGAAGAGAATCTAGAGATTTGGAATGATGATCTCAAGAACCGCATATATACAATAGCAGAGAAAATGGTAGAACTTGAAGATAAGTTCATCGACCTAGCTTTTTCAATGGGTCCAATGGAAGACTTGACCAGTGAAGACGTTAAGAAGTACATTAGATACATTGCTGACCGCAGATTGATTAGTCTTGGGTTGAAGGGTATATTCAAAATTAAGAAGAATCCTTTGTTATGGGTAGAAGAGATGGTGAATGCACCAACACACACAAACTTCTTTGAGAATAGAAGTACTGACTATGCTCGAGGCGCGCTGTCTGGAGATTGGGGTGATGTTTGGGAATAGGCAGTATTAAACCAAAGTTTGCTGACTATTTCTTCTCTATAGCCGATATGACTGCTAAGTTGTCATCTGCCAAGAAGCTACAAGTTGGATGTGTCATTGTAAAAGATAATAGAATACTATCTATTGGATACAATGGCACACCAGCTGGCTGGGATAACGAGTGTGAAGAAGAAACAAAGTTTGGCAACACGGGTTATGGCAGAAAACTTACAACCAAGCCAGAAGTCATACATGCGGAAGCAAATGCACTGATGAAGTTAGTTCAATCAACCGACTCAAGTGTTGGCTCTGTATTATTCGTAACACATTTGCCTTGCATAGAATGCGCTAAACTAGTGTATCAAGCAGGGATAAAAGAAGTATATTATATAAACGATTATCATGCTTCCAAGGGAAGTGGACACTTATTTTTAAAAGAGGCAGGAATAAAGTTATATGCCAAGACCAATTAGAATTGAATGTGTATCATGTGAGTCAACCTTTAGAATGGCACATGATATGCCAGAAACTCATTACAGTGAAAGCTATTGCGTATTTTGTGGCAGTGAACTAGAAATTGAGTTAGCTATGCCACTCAGTGACTGGGAACAAGAGGAAGCTGATGATGCAGAAAGAGAAGACTGGAATTAAAAAGACTGTTGTAATCATCTCTGGTGGATTCGATCCAATACACCCTGGACATTTAGATTACATACGAGAAGCTAGAGCCATGGGCGACTGGTTAATTGTCGGTCTAAATTCAGATGAGTGGTTGACTCGCAAGAAAGGCAGGGCATTCATGTGTTTTGATGATCGCTGGTGTATGTTGATGGCTACTGAAGGTGTAGATGATGTTATATCATTTGATGATTCAGACGATACGGCTATTGACCTGATATCTCGCGTGATGAATATGCCAGTCTCTGGTAATGTGGAGTATATATTCGCTAATGGTGGCGACAGAGACATAACTACTACTCCAGAAAACTCTATCTCCACCGACAACATCAAGTTTAGATATGGTGTTGGTGGAGGAAAGTCTAGTAGCAGTAGTGAACTCTTGGCTCAATGGTCAGAGGGCAATAATATCATCAGAGATTGGGGTATATATAAAATTCTGCTCCAAGATAGCAGAATCAAAGTCAAGGAATTGGTGATTCAGCCTAACAAATGTATCAGTTATCAGAAGCATTTTTTGCGTAGTGAAATCTGGTTCGTTAGTCAAGGTCAATGCACAGTTAAGCATAGCAAAGGCAAGAGAACAGATTACACCATGCACAACCTCCGAGAGGATGATGTATTCACCGTGAGAGCAAACGAGTGGCATCAAATAAGCAATCCTTACCGAACTCCATGTCACATCATAGAGATCCAGTATGGGTCTGATACGAGTGAAGAGGATATACAGAGGGACGAATAGTCGTATAAATATGAGTTCCTACTAATCAATATAGAAGAGAGATAATGACTTTAAAAAAGACGTTTATATTTACCACCGCAATTCTATTTGCTATCTTTAGTGCTATTGCCGTTGGCAAAGAGAAAGAGATGGTAATCTATGACTTTCCTATCACCCGAGTAATTGACGGTGACACTGTTGCATTTGAAGCCAACTTTCTACCTGCACCACTCAAGCAAGAACTGAGCATACGAGTTTTCGGCGTAGACACCCCAGAGAAAAGCTGGCGTGGTAGTTGTGATGTAGAAAAGAAATTGGGAGAAGAAGCATCTCAGTTCACCAAGGACATGCTGGCTTCCGGTACAAAGATCGAAGTTGCTATTCAATCATGGGATAAATACGGTGGTCGAGTGTTGGGTGATGTAATCGTTGATGGAGTTAGTCTGCGGTATGCGCTATTAGAAAATGGGTACGCCAGGGAATACTTTGGTGACAAGAAAGTTAGTTGGTGCTTATAAAATAAAGTGAGAAGGGTATGTTGAAATTCCTAGACATGGAATTAGCTATAGATGATGAATGTTTTCAACCAAATACTGTTACAAAACTCTTTGCTCAAAACATTGATCCAGTAGGGAAGACTATATTGGATTTGGGGTGCGGAGTTGGTGCAGTAGGGATTCACTTTATGAAAAACGGTGCAGATGGTTGCATTGGATTGGACATATATGATGGTCATGTGAAATACGCGCAAGATAATTGTACTTCCAATGATGTTAAAATGCAAGTCCTTCAAAGCGACATATACTCCAACCTCACAGATCAGAAATTCGACATTATTGCTAGTGATATCAGTGGTTGTGCTAAAGAGATTGCAGACATAACTACATGGTTTCCTAAGAATGTCCCTACACCAGAAAATGGATGGGAGTTGACAGTTGCGGCTATCAAAGACTCCAAGAAATACCTCAATACCGATGGTGAATTCTATTCTGCTGTTCTGAGTTTCAGTGACAGAGATAAGATAGACGAAGCCTTTAACGAAACGTATGGTGATGACTGGGAGATACTGTTTGAAAAGCAGATAGTGTTCTCTAAGGAACTATACGACAACAAAGAGATAGCATGTAAATATCCAGTTGTGGAGAAACGAAATCGCCTCTTCTGGACATTTTATATGTACAAAGGAAATGCATGAAAGGTTGGCATGGTGGTAAGGGAAGTGGAAGACGTAGAGAAAATCAACAAAACATAGACCATAACTGGGATTTCATATTCGGAAAAAAGGATATAAATAGTACACTAGATGATGATTCAGGTGTATTGAAAGATGGTAGCAGTGAAGAAAGTAGTGAAGAAGAAGCGGAAGAAGAAACCCGCGGAAAAGAAAGTACATAGGGTATATTGTACATACTTCCCAGATGGAAGATACTACATTGGATACTCGTGTAAACCTATTAAACAATATGAAAAGTATTTTGGTAGTGGCAATGCCGTACTAGAATATGAAGGTGATCTTATCAAAGATACTCTGGTGGAATATGAGAAGAAGTCCTATGCTAAGATGCAGGAACTTCTTCTACAGTGGCAGTGCCGCGAAGATCCACGATGTCTGAATGATATGTTGAATATCAGATTGCGTAGAAGTCACCTCGCTGAATTCGTACCAATCAAGTGGAGTCCCAGATGATATTCCTAGTATTATTAATTGTATCTGCACTATCAGTATCTGCTGTAGCGGGTTATTTTTCCATTATTGGATTGATGGCTATATTCCCCGCAGTCAAAATACCCATCATGGCTATGGGCATTGTATTAGAACTTGCTAAGTTAGTCACAGCATCATGGCTCTATAGAAACTGGAAGAAAGCTGGATTTCTCCTCAGAACCTATTTCACTGCATCGGTCATTATTCTCTCAATCATCACCTCTATGGGAATCTACGGATATCTGTCCAAAGCACACTTAGAACACTCAGTGATAACGGGTGATAAGTCTCTCCAGATAGCTAGGATCGATGCCAGACTAGCGCAACAACAAAGGCGTGTAGATGATGCTCAACAAGTTATCGGGCAGCTGGACCAAGCTGTACAGACGCTCATTAACTACGATAGAATAAGAGGGGCTGAAGGATCCCTGGCTGTACGTCAGTCACAATCATTAGAGAGACAGACACTCAACTTATCTATTGATGACGCTGGTGAAGCAATGGAGACGCTCCTATCAAGCAAATTAGTGCTTGAGACAGAACAATTGGTGATTGAAGTTGAAGTGGGACCTATCAAATATATCGCTGAATTAATATATGGTGATTCCGACAAAGAACTACTTGACAAAGCGGTGCGATTCGTGATACTATTACTTGTAGTAGTGTTTGATCCGTTAGCTATACTGCTAGTCATATCAGCTAACATGAGCCTGATGGAAAGGCGAGGTGAGTCGATGACTTTCCTCGGTGATGATGCTACTGAAGCTGTTGAAGATTTTATGATGGACGCAAAACCAGAACCATCGGTGCCAAGCCCCGAGCCGGTGAAGGTTGTAGTAGCTGAATCAGAACCCGTATTAAGTGATACGGAAATAGACCAGTTGGGGAGACTCGACCGGAATTTGAGAAATAAACTAGGTTGGCTAATAGACAAGAAGGAAGTATAATAATGACAACAGAAGTAAATGATGTAGTATCGGTAGTAACGACCGTCGGTGAGTTCATAGGTAAATTCGTAAGAGAAGACACTCAGGTGGTCATACTAAAAGATCCACGCATGGTTGTCCATGGTTCAACCGGAATGGGATTCGCACGTGGTTTGAGCATGGCAAGTGGTGAAGAGGCTGATGAATGCACCTTTTACATTACTAATGTGGTATTCATAGCTGAAGCCCATAAGGACGTAGTTACTGCATACCGTGAGTTTACTAGCGGGCTGATACTCAAGTGATTACAGGCTTCACATGCAGTACCTTTGATTTGCTTCATGCTGGACATGTGCAAATGCTCAGAGATGCAAAATCGCAATGTGATTATCTAATATGTGGGTTGCAGGTAGACCCATCTACTGATAGAAAAAATAAGAACAAGCCAATTCAGACAGTAGTAGAGCGATACACTCAGTTAAATGCCGTTCGCTATGTGGATGAGATTATACCATATGGCAATGAAATTGATTTAGAAGATATCTTGACAATGTACGATATTAATGTTAGAATACTAGGTGAAGAATATAGAGAAAAAGACTTCACCGGTGCCACAATCTGTAAGGATAGAGGTATCTCACTATATTTTAATAAACGAGATCATCGTTTTTCAACCAGCGACCTAAGAGCCCGCGTTAAATCCTGAAGGGGAATTATATTATGAGTAAAGAAGCATACCTTGAAAGTCTAAGCAATGGTGTACGCACTGTTACATTCACTAAAGTCGATGGCACAGAGCGTGTTATGGAAGCAACGATACAGCCCAGTATCCTCAAAGAAATCTATGGAGATGAAGCAGTGGCACTTCAGCGCAATCAAGACACATTGACTGTATTTGACACTGAGAAGAAAGATTGGCGTTCTATCAGAGTATCCTCTATCAAAACTTTAGTTTAACCTCTTGACAAATGGTGTTATTCCTGTTATCATAGATACTGTAAACAAATAACTAATAGGAATTTCACCATGGCTAAAGACAAGTACGCAGAGTTTCGCCCAGAAACTAAGAAAGTACGCAAGAAGCGCAAGCCTATGACAGAAGAGCAGAGAGCCGAAGCTGGCGAACGACTCAAACTGGCTAGAGAAAAGCGCCAACGAGATAATCCTCCCACCTATGCTGGTATAGCACCCAAAGTTGTCGCCCTAGATGACGATGAGACATTCAGTCTGAAGAACGTCCGAGACTGGATCAAGACTCAGAAAGAATACCTCACCGAGTTCAATCGTGGTGCTAAAGCTGGTGATAAAGGTGCAATAGCCAAAGCGGCATCATGCACTGGTTACATTCGGCACATGGAAGCGTATCTCAGAAGTGGTGACTGGATCGATGACAGATACGGTGCCAATGCAGATAACGTAACTCAGTGGACATGCACAACCCTAGCTTATGACTCCGATGGTGTACCCAAGCGTTCTAAAGGTGTGTTTTATCCCGATCTTGGATATCGTTGGGGCTTTGATCCTGACGAAGTTGAAGCAGGAGTATTACCGATATGATTGTTATTGATTATAGTCAAGTCTCCATTTCTAATTTCATGGCAGAGATAGGTCATCGTAAAGATAACTCAGTGGATATCAATGTCCCACTCATCCGTCACATGATACTCAACTCAATTCGTAGCTATAAGAACAGATATGGCAAAGAGTTCGGTGAGATAGTAATTGCGTGTGATAATAGACACTATTGGCGCAGAGAAGTCTTTCCACACTACAAAGCGGGTCGCAAGAAGAGCCGTGATGATAGTGGATTAGACTGGTCATCCATATTTGACGCATTGAACATGGTGCGTGATGAGATTGACGAGTTCATGCCTTATCCTGTGATTAACATACATGGTGCTGAGGCTGATGATGTGATTGGTGCATTAGCAGAGTATAGCCAGACAGCAAGTACTGAAGGGAAGCTGTTTGCATCTGCTGAACCATTCCTAGTTATATCTGGTGATCACGATTTTGCCCAGTTGCAGAAGTTTCCTAATGTGTCACAGTATAGCCCCGGCAAGAAGAAGATGATTAAGATCACCGAACCGGCTCACAATGTACTGATGGAGCATATCATCATTGGCGACAGAGGTGATGGTGTGCCTAACATGTTATCAGACGATGACACTTTTGTTACAGAGTCTAAGAGACAGCGTCCTATTCGCACTGTTCTAAAAGAAGAGTGGAAGAAGCAACAACCATCTGAATGGGTGACTGGTGAGATGGCTCATGGCTACAAGCGCAACAAAAGACTGGTAGACCTGTCAATGACTCCACAAGAGATCAAAGATGGCATTGTTGACTCATATGAAGCACAACAAGGCAAGGGTCGAGCAGACTTATTTGGCTATTTCGTGGCAAAGCAGTTGACTGGTATGATGGATGTCATTGAAGATTTCTAGTATAAATACTGAGGTAAGCCAAATAAATAATGGAGTAAATGATGAAATTTAGACAAACTAATGAGGGTTTTGATTGGGTGTTCTCAGTCAGTAGTTCTACAGAACAAGCCGACCGGCTAAAGCAATGGGCAAGTACGAATCAGTCACTAGTACCATTGGTACGACATGGTGTTGGTGCTATCAAAGCCGATTGGGGCATACCAGAGGGTATGCCAAACACAGTCAAGCTAGAGAAAGATATCCCTGCTGGAATGTCCAATTCTACCATTCAACTAGAGTGGCGTAGAATCAAGGGATTCTTTGATCCCACTGCCAATATCCATAACTTGAAACAGCCTCAACGAGAGACAGTATGGGTTCAGATACTTGAAGCAGTACATCCAAGCGAGGCAAGCATTCTCACTGCTATGAAAGATGGCACGTTGTTAGCTGAATATCCACAACTGGAAGCGGTACTTGGCACATTAGGTATCACCGACTACAACAAGCCAGTTGCTAAGAAAGCTAAGAAGAAGAGAGTTACTAAGAAGAAATCTGCGGCTTAGGGCGATATGGGTCATATTCTCTGCCCCATTGCCATTCATCTGGAAGTTTGAATTCAAGTAATACAAGGTGCCGCGAGCCATTCGGTTCAACGCACCATTTTCTTTTAGGACGTTGAAAAGCCTTCATCCTAATCAATTTGATTGTCTCATCGTTATGTTTACGACCATACATAGGATTAAACTCTCCTACTCTGGTACCGGTCATAGTATCACTGATTTTCTGTTTATGCTCTTCGGTCCATCCCTTCTTTCTGGATGGATGCTTATTGCCGAGCTTGGCTTTCTTGATTCTTTCGCGACCTTCAGGAGTATGCCATCCAGTCCTATCTCGGCATTTGTCCACTATGGGTAAGTCTTTCTTATTGTAATGGATCACATAATCGCGCACAGCCTCGACAGTTGATAGCTTGATGATCAACTCGCGTGGCTTAGGTACTGCTTGGAGGCTATTCTCATCCACTATCCAGAACTCGGATTGGCGTTGGAATAGAAAGAATCGACTGGCTCTAGCCATGATATACTCATAAAATAGGTGATAATAGCACTATTTATATGCAAAATAAATGCAAATAAATGCAAATAAAGGTTGACTTTGCCTATGGATGTGTTATAATAGTTGTACAAATTGAGTAAAGAGAGAGAGAAATAGATATGTCAACTTACAATTACGCAGATTCAATTACCTTCACCAAAAACTACTTCTATCAGCCAAATCGTGATGTATTTGCTCCGTCTTTGGCTGCGGTGAACAACCCTTCTGCATACGATACTATCATAGTTGATGAGAACATTACTGCCCAAGCTATGGATATAGTGATGGAGAAGTACCTTGTTGATCGAAAGAAGTCTTTTTGCCCCGCACGAGATAATGCATAAAAGATGAAAATAAAGGTTGACATAGCCTACCAGTGTGTTATAATAGTATCTGAAATCGAGTAAAGAGAGAGAGAGAATATGACTTTAAGCAAAGGTGTTATAGCAAACATGTTCGATGACGCG